CTGGGGTGATGAGTGAGCCGGTCGGGAGGCCATTCGTGTCCAGATTGACCAGCACCTGCGTGGTCGTCGGGCCATCGACATCCCAGCCCGAGCCGGTTTGCACTGCGGTGATGTTGCTCATGTCGCGCTCCTTACGCTGCGTTGGCCATGCGCGAAGCCATGGCGTCGGTCATGGATTGCTGCGCGGCCTGCTGTTGCATGGCCTGCTGCTGGTTCTGCTGATCTTGCTTGCGCGCGTCGCGCAGGGCCTGCACCTTCTTGGCCTCGGGGACGATCGACTTGGGCACGCCCAATCCGTTGGCCACGATGCGGTTCGCCTCGTCGATGTCCACCAGGTCGCGCGCCTCGGGCCACACCGGCAACTGCAGGCCGATGGCTTGCACGTACTGCTGCACCGCGGTCACGTCTTCGAGCTTCTGGCTGCGTGCCAGTGGGCTGATGTACTTGACGTGGAACGACCGGCCGCCCAGACCTTGCGGGGCTTGACCCAGCATGCCGGCTCGGTAGGCGATGCCGAAGCAGCGCACCACCAGCGGCTGCAAAAATTCGGCTTGCAGGCGCCCGAACACAGGGCCAAGCAACTGGCGGATCAGGGCGACACGCACATGCACCTCGGTGGCAGTCATGGCGGGCCCGTCCTGGGGCTGCAGCTGATCGGCGAGCAAGCGCTTGCGGATGGCGCGCTCGAGCCGTTCCTCGGCCGTGAACGCCACATTGAAGTCGGCGCCCGTCAGCAGCGGTTTCATGCTTTCCACGCTGTTGGCGACGATGACCTTGCGCGGCCCCACCTTGATGGTCTTGGGGTTGAGCACGCCGTCGTCCTCGGCGATCCACATGCCGGCCACGGCCAGCTCGGTGGCGCTCAGTTCATTGGCGCGCAGGCGGTTTAGCAGTCGGATGTCGGGCAGCGCGGACGCCACCGGGCCAGTCGCATAGGCCGACTGAGGCAGGCGGGACCAGCGCGGCACGATGACGGGCATCTCGTGGTAACCCGACTCGCGGACAGGATGCTTGGCGGCCTTCTCGATGACGATGGACGCAACGGGCAGATTCTTGGCCAGCAACGCGCCGGGAACGCTCAGGGCGCGCGGCTCGATGATGTGCACGAAGTCGACCATGGTCTCGGGCTTGTTCATGGCCGCGTCTTGCGTGCGCTCGCTCAAGGCCTTGAAGCCGTAGACCGTGGCCGCCTGCTCGGCGGTCATCTGGTAGGCGCGCTCGACGATGTCCACCGGCCCGCCCGGCTTGCTGCTGGCTGGGAAAACCTGGTGCAGCGGCCACGTCTCGAAGGTGTAGCCGCCCACGTCGCGGTCTTGGTCGATGTAGAGCGCGCAGTAGCCAGCGGCCACCACGTCGAACATGGCGTCGAATACCTCGGCGTCGAAGTTGCTGGCGTGGATGTTCTCCCAGATGAACCGGGCAGAGTCCGACAGCCAGCGCTTGTCATTCTCGCTGGCGCCGGCCACGTCCATCTCGAACCACTGCGCATTCGCAGGCGTGGCACCGGCCACCAAGTTGGCGGTCAGGTTCTCGGCAGCATCGGCAGACACCGACGACAGCACGCGGGCGCGCTTGGTCTGCTCGGTGGCGGCGTCAAACGTCGCATCCCCGCTGAAGCCGAAGCCACGTGCGGGGTGGACGTAGTCGTAGCACTCCCGCGTGATGTGCTCATTGCGCAGGCGCTCAGACCGGCGCTGCTCGTGGCGCTTGAGGTACTTCTCGACGCGGGATTGATCCATCACTGGCCTCCGAGTGTTGCGGCGCCTCGCGCCATGACGGTGGAGGTCATGGCAGGCGATGCCTGGGTGCCGCCTGCGGTGGCCTGCGACGGGCGGCTGCCTCGGGTCATGAGGGTGTTGGCCTTGGCGCGCACGCGCTTGGCCGCCACCGCGGCATTTGCATCGACCTGCGCCTGGTTCTCGGCTGCAATCCGCTGGTTCTCAGCCTCGACGCGCGCGGCCTCACGGTCGCGCTCTGCGTCGCGCTTGCTGTAGCCGCCACCACCACCGCCGCACATGGCGTCAGGCCTTCACGGGCGAGCCGTAGGCGGCAGGGACAACCCAGCCGGCTTTGCTCAGGTGGGCGGACTTGCCGGGCGTGACCGGGGCGGCAGCAGGGGCAACCACGGCGGCGACTTCGGCCTGCTGCTCGGCCTGCGCTGCACGCTGCTCGGCTTCCAGGCGGGCCAGGCGCTCGGCTTCGAGCTGGGCACGCAGGATGGCCACCTCGTCGGCGGGCTCAGGCGCTTGGACTTCTGCTGCCTGCTCGGCGCCGGCTGGGTCGTTCTGGGCTTGTTCGGTGGCGACTTCCTCGACCTTGGCGGGTTCGCCAGGCACTTGGACGGCGCGGGCTGCTTTGGCCATGCTGCACTCCGGTCAGTTGAATGTGTGACCGTTGCAGTGTTTGCCGGGAGGCTGGCAGCGTTCCCGACCATGCGACTCAGTTCAACAGGGTGAGCTGCCTTGCGTCGATGGTGTGCGGCTCGTCCTTGGTGGCCTTTGGCGCGCGCACGGTGTGCTCGGTGCCGCACAAGGGGCAATGGATGGTGCCGCCCTCCCAGGATTCGACGTACTTGGGCTTGATGCCGGTGCGCGGATCGCCATGCCTGGGCACCTTGTCGAACGTGCGCCCCGTCTCGCGCATCCACAGCGCAATCAGCAGCTCGCCCTGGTGCATCTTGGGGTCCGCTTCCTGGTTGCGCAGATCCAAGAGCGTTGGCTTGCTGATGCCGGTGCAGGCCGTGATCACCCGCAGCGTGAGCCCCTTGTCGCGCAAGTCGGCCAGCACGCGGAACCAGTCCACGCGCTTGACTTTGACTTGGCGGATGAGGGTCATGGCTTGTAAACCCCCATTCGGATCGCGATGCGCCGCAATCTCTCGGCCTGGTGAACGCAGTGGCGCACCGTGGAATCAAACCGCTTTGGGTCGTTGACAAAGGTGCCCGTCACCCATAGCTGGATGCACTCGCGCGTGGCCACTCTCAATGCGGCGTACTCCAGCTTTTGCCTATCTGTGCCGTGCAGCGCATCAATCAAGGCTTGGCGTGACACAGCTCGGCGGAATCGGTGAGCTGGGTTGATCTCCTTGCCGTCAACCATCAGGCTTACATCCTTGACAAGAAAGGCCTTCATCTCACCCCCTCAAATCGCCAGAAACTCAACGCGCACGCCGAACTGCCCGCGCTTGCACTTCTCCTGGGCGTAGGTCCAGGTGATGGGTCCGTTTGGGCCGTCGTCTACGCCGCAGATCTTGGCCACCTCGTCGCGGACTGCCTTCATGGCGCCTTGCAGGTTGTCGTCGTCGCACAGGGCGGGCGAGAGGCGAACCAGGCGCACGATGCATGGCGTCCAGAACGGGCGGACGATGGCGGCGACTGCAGCGCGCTCAGCTTTGACCCGCTTGGCTCGGACGCGGAAGTGCTCGCGGGCGTTGAGCCCGGTCACGGTCTTGATGGGGATGAGGTAGCTGGCGCCGCTCATGCTTTTGCCCTCGCCTTGAACTGATCGCACCTGACCGGCTGCGTCACGCTGGGCACGAACTGCGCGCACAGCCTGAGGGAGCCCTTGGCGCAGTCGGCGCAGCGGTGCATGCCCTTGTCCTGGCCATCGAGCGGTGCGGATGCGTGCTCGGCTGGCGGTGCTGGGCGCTTGCAGCTGCTGGAGGTGTGGCCCCATTGGCCGCACTTGAGACAGGGGTCGGTCTTGCTCATGCCTCACCCCCGAAATGCGCGCGCGGGCGCGAGGTGCTGACGGTGGCCCAAGGCCGGTGCGGGAACTCATCGAACGACACAGAACGGTCGTAGGCGGCTCCCGTGAACTGCTGGCTCTCCTGGTCGAACCACAGAGCCACCTTGCCCTCCCACTCCCCATTGCGCTGCTTGTCGCAGATCAGCAGGGCGTCGGGCTCATCGGCGGTGACTGGCTTGCCCTCCTGCTGGTCGCGCTCCTTGCGCTTGTTGCGCCAGACCACGATGAAGTTGTCCACCTGGTCGGAGATGGAGCCCGATCCCTTGGCGTCGAACTTGCCGGGGGTCTGTTCTTCGCTGGCCAGCTTCTTGATGTGGTGCACGAGGTGGATGTGCACGCTGCAGTCACGAGCCAAGGCGCAAAGCTCGTCCAAGAATTCCTTCTGGCCGTTGTAGTCGTCCTCGCCCTTGACGCACTTCATGAGGCTGTCGATGAACACGTGCCCGATGCGCAACTCCTTGGCACAGTAGCGGGCCACCCCGAGGATGGTTTCGGCGTCAACCGTTCCCTGCTGGTCGTACAGCCACAGCTTGCGATCGGTCCAGTACCCGAACTGGCGGTAGCTGTCGCGGGCAATGTCCGCCATTTCCGGGGTGTCGTTGGGGGACACCGGGCGCAGGCCTGACCACTGGCGGGCCATGCGCTTGAGGGTGCTGACGGGCTTCATCTCGAAGGAGGCGATGCACACCCGCTCGCCCTGCCCCATGAGCGACAGCCCCACCTGGCCGGTCACCAGGCTTTTGCCGTGGCCGTTGATGCCGGCCCAGAGCGTGACCTCACCCGGGCGGAACTTGAACTTGTCGTGGGTCTTGTCCCAAGGCAGGAAGGCGCCGGGCTCCTTCTGGCCGGAGAACAGGGACTCGATGATGTCGTCCACGTACTCGGATGCCGGGCGCACCTTCTGGCGTGCCTCGGTTTCGCGGATGTAGGCGCGGAAGTCGATGCTGTCGCGCTCGATCACTTGGGCCATACGGTTTTGACTCCTTCGGGGGCGTAACGGGTGGCCTTGACGATTCGCTCGTCGTAGGGGCGGCTTGCGTCGAAGAAAAAGGCCTCGACCTTGGCGGCTCCTGCGTTGAAGCAGGCGCGGGCCACTCGGTCGGTGCTGTCGTCGTTGGGGCCGTGCACGAGGACATGGGTGTCCACGATTGCGCGCAGGTCTTGGCGCTCGATGGTGGCCACCTCTTCGGGGGTGAGGTGGATGTCGGCGTGCCTGCCGGCCTGCTGCGTGAGCTGCTTGCACCAGGCCTGCAGGGGTTGGGTTTCGACCCACACGAATGTCGGCTTGGACCCTGCCATGCGCATGCGGATGATTGCGTCGATGCCTTCCATCACACGGCTCCCGCAAAGCGCCGATCGGGCTCGGGTTCAGGCGCTGCCGGGACAGGCCCCTTGCGGGCAGCGTCCTCCCGCCTGCCTCGAACCGTGGCCAGGGCGTACACGAACCCCTTGCGCCGCCTCACCGCTTCAGCGGCAGCATCAGCGAACTCGGTGAGCGTCACCCCTGCATCGACCAAGGCAATGAGGTCTGGATGGGATGGGCTTGCATCGGCCATGCCTGCCTGCCTCATGGCCTTGGAGGCCAGGCCGTAGGCCGAGGGCTCGCACGCTGAGTGCGAAGCACTCTCTTGGTGTTTGGTGTCTGGTGCTTGGTGAGCTTTCGCCTGGGTTTCGCTTTCAGAACCCACAAGAAACCCGCTGGGTTTTTCTTGGGTTTCTGTTGGGTTCTTCTTTGGGCGCCCACCCTTTTTCCCATTTGCCTGTGCGGTGCCGATGCGGGCCTGTGCTTTTGCCACCTCTTCATCGGCGCGGCGGTTGCACCAGACCCCATCCGTGAGCACGAAGAACTCGGCCAGGACGGCGTCAACGGCCTCGCGTTCGTCACGTGTGCGGGCGCGTGCCAGGCGGTGGGCCTGGTCTGCTGGAATGCCCTTCTCGGTGGCGTAGTACCGATCGAGCAGCAAGCGATAGGCGCCGTGCTCCAGCATCGACAGGTGGAGCGTGTCCTTGGCGTAGTCGCCGAGATGGTGCTCGTAGTAGTTCACGCCCCCCTCCCCATGCTGAAGATGGATGCCGGGCCGACGGTTTCGCGCCAGGTTCGGCCTCGGCGGATGTCCTCGATGGCCTTGCGGTCAACGCCAAAGCGCGCGGCCAGGACGGTGCTGTGCTCGTCTGATGCGCGGACCTCTCGAGCTTTCTCGATGCTCAGTTTGGTGTGCGGGCTTGTGCGGGCGCCACGGGTGTGCGCTGCTCGAGCGGATGGGCTGCGCTTGGACTTGCCGTTGAGCTTGCGCCATGTTTGGAGTTGCCCAGCGGTGCCCCGCATGAGGTGCTGAGGGTTGATGTCGCCCTGTTCGGTGACAGGCCAGATCACGTCTTTGCCAAGGTCTGACAGCTCGAGTTTGTGGTGCAGGCAGTAGGCGACCCTGTAGACGGATGTGTCGACCTGGCGATAGATCATCTTGGGTGTGCCGGCGCCATTGGTCCGACCACGCCACATCCAGCGATCGCCGATGTCGTCGCACATGGAATAGAGGTGCTTGATGGTGACGGTTTTCATGCGACTTTTCGGAGCGCCTGCAGCTCTTCCAAGACGGTCAGATCGGACTGAGCGGCCTGGTACTGGCTGATGACGGTGTTGCCGAGCACGCGCTCGACGGTTGCGATGTGCCGGGCGGGGAGTTCGCGCTTGTTCTCCTTGACGCTGAAGTAGTCGGAGACGTGCGTGGGGTACAGCCCTGCCTGCTCGGCGAGGTGTCGCCTGGTGAGGTTCTTGACGGCCCGCAGCTTCCAGGCGAGGCGGCAGGCGTGGCGGTAGGAGGTCAGTCCCCGGATGACTTCGGGCGGCACGACCAGTCGCTGGGGCTGGATGACACCGCCGACGAGGGGGAGGTGATTGGAAGAAGTCATGGGGTTACCTGTTGAGTTACCAGTTGCCCGGCGAGAAAAATAAAAGCCATGCAACCCCAACAGGAAGGAAGACATGGACGTGAACTTGTGGGCCGCCGCGAAGGTGCGGGCGGTGTGGTGGCAAGCGGAGGCGGCGGCGGCAGTTGCTGCGCTGGTGCTGGCTGTGCTGGTGGAGCGGAGGGAATGAAAGCGCCCGCAGACCCCACCACGCAAAGCTGTGCGGGAGGGCGCAGCACTGTTAGGAGAGGAGACGGCAGCCGCCAAGAGGCGGGGCTGCGTGGCGGCGCTCATGGCCTGCGGGCGGGGAAACATGGGTCAGCCCTGCGCGTGCTCGGCGGGCTTGGCCGGTGCGAACGGGAGCGAGCGCTTGCCGCTGTCCACCTCGTCAAAGAAGGTGATCAGGGGCTCGATGGTCTGCACCGTCGGGTTGT